TTTTTTTTTTTTTTTTTTTTTTTGATTTTAAAAGAAAAAATTTTTAAAAAACAAAATGGGAAAACTTCGGACGTTAAGCAAAATTTCCTTTCCCATTATTACTTTTTTTATCGCTGTACACTAATGAGGGCACAACGGCTAGCCCGGCAAAGCCATCCACGCTCCGCACTGAACCCGCGATAAGCGCTTCACAAGGGGATCCTTGTACACCTAGTCTCATCAGAGACAGCGAAAGTTTATGTTTGTTTATCCCGAATATTTTTCTGTATCAATCTCGTCCCATGATTTATAAGATACATGAACATGCAGCTTCCTCCATTCTTGGATAAGCTTATCTTTAACATAATTATAATATTCGGGTCCCCAGCCAAAAGAATTTAATAAACACTGCTCAGAATTTAACAGCGACCCCTCACGTAAACTGTTCTTTTTGGTAATCCAATTAGCTGTATCTTCAACCGAAATTTTATCAAGTGCAGCTAAATATATTCCTCTCTTAAATGGATGGGGTAACCATCTCCTTTTCAAAAAAGTTATATCTCTTAAAGCTTCATAGGGCTGGACATTAGAAGCTTTAGAGCAGTGTGTGAAGACGATTCCTCTTTTTAAAAAAGCGTCAGACATTGTTTGTAAATTAAATTTCTCTGCAATACTGTCTGAAATATTAATAACAACATCGTCTCCATACGTGACTACTTCAACATTGGAATCAAATGATGATAAGGTTAAGCCACAATCGATATAACAAGCTCGTATATACAGGCAATTAACGAGCGAGTTGAGGGGAGTTGTAATTGGTGATCCTGATGGTATAGATGAGGCAACGGTATAAATTAGATTCATACACAAATGGTTAGCATTCATAATTTCATCCCGTAACATTCCTAAATATTCACAATATGATTCAGATGCTCCATAATACCGATACCAATCAATAATAATTTCAAACGCGTACCATACAAATTCCATAATCATACCAGGACCAAAATTAGAATAGTCCCCACTAACTACTTTAAGTCCCTTACTTTGTAGTAGTCGTGCATATTCAGTCCATTCTAAACTGTCAACATCAATGCCTATAGCATGCTCACACTTCTGACGATGATGTTGATAACTGCTTATAAAATTTTGATAATATTGTTTGAACTGAATTTGGAAATCAACAGGAGATGTTGAAAATATCCTTGTTTTACCTGGAATTCGACACTTCTCTTTAGGTAAACGCGTATCTTTCAAACAATCCGTAAAGACTGTAAACGGTCGGATCTTCCGTTTTCGTAAAGCATCTTTCAAAGCCATCTGTTGTTTTAATATAGGATGAAGACCTTTTAATTTATAGCCTTCGGAAGATTCTTCAAGATCAAATAACCATTTCTTCCCTTTCATACCCGGAGGCTTATATTTATTAAGGAAAAAGCCTTCAGCACTAGTCCAGTTCAAAGGCTCACAATGAGGTATTTCTACATTCCCGCAACAAACATCCTGTAGAGACCATGGTTCCATATCTAACTTTACGGGCTTACAATGTGCTAAAATCTTGTCCCTTAAAGAGTAATAAGCTGTTCTTATAATTGAATCCGGAAATCCGCGTGGTACAATTCCATGCTTTTCCACTCCTAATTTCATTGGAGAGCTATCAGCTGGTAACCTTGGGTCAGACGGAACTAAAGGATTAGGCTCTGTTCTTATTTCAAACACACCAGCAATCTCTGAAGGAACTATTTGCGTTTTACCAGACTCAGAATGAGCAAGATCTGCAGAGATTACACCTAACGGATAAATATCTGTCTCAGGCATAATTTTAGCTAACGCACAATCGTCTAAATGAGGTATAGTAATAGAAACACACTCATTCTTATGCTCCTTAAGTGGCTCAAACATCTCACGATATATAGGTTCCGAAGCACCTTTACGCCCATCGCCTGCTATATGAACGCCAATTATAATGCCTTTAGATAATTGGTTAGATATCAATATAGATCCACATAATCCCGATGCTGATATCGGATACGTATAAACAACATCCATTATCATTCCTGTTACATTTTCATCACCATCAATTCTGTAAAACGTTTCTTTCTTTATATCAGTAAATTTTATAAACTCTCGATTAATAAAACGTCCTTCAGTACCAAAAGCATTATGTTGATTTTGAGATGCTATAAATTTTGTAATATCCCGAAACATCCGAATTCTAACCGGTAATTCTAAAACACCAATATTTGAATCATCAATTTTTGTTGAAAACCAAACGGGCTTCAAATCCTCGAAAATTAAAGGTATATATCTCGCTGTAGTATTTTCTCCCTCCACAAAAAATAATTTACTATCAGGATAAGTTTTAAATATATATTTAATCTCCTGATGATAATGCAAGATATATAACGCTTGTCTATTCTTTAACATTACTATTTGAAATTGACGAAATTTTTCTCCATTTTCATAAAATACCATCAACCGCACGAGGTTGCCCTGTATAATTTTTATAGCTGAATCAACTTCCTGGTTTGCCGCTTCACCTTTTAATACCCTATCTGGTATCTTAATACTTTTTGGCACCATATCGCTCGTATTATATGCACCTTGATAACCATGCGTCTCTCGCAATCGGCGGATCATAGCAGCATTCTCTTCCATCTGCAATGTGCGATCTTCAGACACCTGCAAATATGCTATTCCAGACGGTATACCCACAGCAGTGATAGATAACAAAATATAGAACCAGTTCGATTTCACAAATTTCCAAATACTTTTCAAACCTCCTTTAATAAGTTCTATACTCTGAGCAATATACGTATTCAATCGTTCCACAAAGGATTTAAATCGCGATTGGGCAGCAACAAATTGATGAAATATGGGAGGAACATAAACCATCTTCTTATCTTGAACCTTTGCTCGGTTAAATGGACATAAAAGAAATTTCCTGTATGCTAAATAAGCAAAAATCTTATTTGAAAATAAGCAAGGTTCAAAACTACAAACTTTCCCAGGTAACCGAACTTCAACATCCTGGACAAAGAAAATAAATTGGTCATTTATGTAATCATAAGTAAATTCCCGCTGCAATATTTTTGAATGTGTACAATGATAACAATCAGAACCTTTATACTTTTGAAACATAGCAAACAGTTGACTATAAGACTTAATTTTAGTAGTTTGTCCTTTAGGGACAAGTGTTGCAAACATACTACACAAATTGTTATCATACTCCACATGTTGTCGTAAATCGGCAGCAATTTCGGACGATAAATTTAATTTAGCCAATTGTTCCTCAAACAGTTCTTCAATACTTTTCGATTCTGGCGCTTGGAATTTTCGTTGTGTTCTCCATGCTTTCAAATCAGCTTCTGTAGGAATCCGGTTATACTTTGCAAAAAAATCGCTTTGTTCCGGTGTTAATTCTCCAACTACTTCTTCTCCTTCATCTTCATCATCCGTATCCCACAATTTCTTTGGTAACACAACAGCCTTTGTTTCCGGAGTTTCTAATTCTCCCGATACAATATCCTCATGTTTTTTTTTCAAAGAAGTAAAATTCTTAAGAAAAGTAGGAATGGAAAGCATTTTGGTCCAAAAAGTCAAATTTGAAAATTTATGAAGGAGTTTTCCGTCACGTATGAAAGGAACTGTAAGACCATTCAATAATCTCTTAGACCTTAAATCAGCCAAACACTTAGCTCGAATTTCAGTATACTTCTCATCCAAATCTTGAGTTGTTAATTCTTTCGAATGATCAACCAATTCCTGGCCAACCTTAACCATCGTGCTATCATAAATTTCATAAAGAGAATTAATACGCATATCGAATGACATCTGCTCTTTCTCATAATGATCCTTAAACTTTGATTTTAAGGAGAGAAGAAATCGATCATACGATAGCCATTCACGCGGCTCACTCTCTTTGATAACATCCGGATAAAAACCAAATTCTAAATAACCAAAATTTGCAAATTTAGGATCCTCTCTTAATTCCACAGCAGATATATCTCTCATATTTTGGGCTCGTGGATATTTCTTTGAAAACTCCTTGCTCAATCTACACTTTACCATACAATGACGTCTTGAGTAAATAGCTTCTTTATGTGCCATACACGCTTCGGAAGGATAAGCGATATTACTATTTATCCACATAATTTCGGGAGCCCAATACATGTTTTTATCAGCCAATTCCGCCATAACAGGTTGAAGTATGCTAGTAGATACAGTTTGATAAATAACATTACATTCCTTAATAACCGACGCAGGATCCCGTGTTGTAAAAGCATCGTCCATATAAAATATAGGTTCCTTTCCAGTACATCCACTCCAAAATTCACTTGCTCTATTATAAGTATATGTTTTAGGGACATCATGTAACTGTATACCTACATGTTTTAAGAGAGCACTAGAAACTTCTTCAAAAAGAAAAGATTTACCTATACCCGTACTGCCGGTAACATATAAACACCAAGGTGTTTTCCTAATTGTTGGTGATCGTCCCATTCTCGTCATGCTATTCCGCAAAGCCATAATTTCTTGACAAGTCGTAAGTATAGCAGGTGCATTAGGCATAGTTTCATCAACTATATGAGATCTAATAAGACAAGCATAAGATGCCGCTGCAATTACCCGTGCTTGAAAATTCCCATCAATCATTAGCCGATGTTTGTTCTCTGGATGGTTAAGTGTCATCACCTCCATAGCCCAACTTTGAAGAGACGGATAAATATCTTTCAACCGTTTTGCCGCGTGGATTTGTGGATATGCCCAATCAATTATGCGTGTTACAAGACTTTTACTAACATTTAACAAGTTTCTAAAAAAAATTAAAAGCTGATTCGATGACCGTGCATACAATCCTAAATCTTTACTTAAATCTGCAGCCCAAGATTTTTTTAAATATTCTGGCTTATTCTTCCAAGAAAATCCAAAACAAAAAGTACTACATATTAAAGACAATAAATCAGACATGTCAGTTTCCAACGAATTTGATTCAAATGTACCGCTAGGCCCTGGGAGCACTTCGGTCGGACCTTGCGTGACACTCTCATTTTCTGCTGCCTTTTGCTTCTTCTCAGGCATAAATGCTTTTATCTTTTTGAATATCCTCTCAAATATGGATACTACATTATTAATATATTTCATTGCTAATAAACCAATGGATACTAAGAAAGAAGCAAAAGACAATGCAACTGATTTCCAATTAGGATTAAGTATACAATGAAGGACATTCGTTATACCATTTAGTATCATTTGTTGCCGCGATTCACTAACTTCAAGCTCAGTAGCCTTAAAAGCTTCCGTTAGTGAAGCTGTAATTTTCTCTAAAGCATCCTCACACTTAGAACTTACTGCATTTGACACTGAATCTGCTACATTTGCGGTCAACTTTTCAACCATAGTTAATTTCTTCTTATCATCTCCACTATTATCATTAGACTTGAAAAGAGTTTTAAATTTATCTCCCAATGTAGATGTATCCTTCGGTTCTTTATCACTCTCAAAAGTTATTGATTGTGGTTCACTAACTTTTTGCGGCAACCACGCTATATTGGGATCTCCATAGTGGGCATCAGTCAACCAATATTGGGATGAGTCCATAAGGTGAGTAGATATATCAGAAATTTTATATTCCAATTGAGATATTTTCTGTGCAGCATTCACAGCCGCATCATCATCTATCATAGGAATACCATATACATATCCTCCAGAACCCCAAAGAACCATCAAATCTATATTATATAGCACATGAGATGTAATATGTCGTATACTTGGTAAAGCACCTTTAGTATTTGCAGCCCAATACGTCAATTTCTTAAAATCTTCTTTCGGAGATTTGAATTGAGCCACATGATCTGATATAGCGCCATATCTAAATATCAAAGGATAGATCTTTCGTTTTTCATCGTAACACAAACGCCATGATCCGACATAATAAGGAGAATATCCCGGAAGAGCTGTTATATAATATGTAGAAGGACTTAAAGTATATACTAAGTTTCTGTTACATCCTATCGCTGGTTGTATAGGGACAGAAACTTCAAAATCTTCTCCTCCTCGCATATACACATTAATATACACTTCAGGTACTACAGAATCCATGGGTACTAGTGGATTCAAAACATATATAAAAAGACTTGACGGTGCTTTTATGAACGCTTGTGTATCACCATATGAAGCAGTTCTTGGCCACCATGGTCTATCCGCAATATATGGGATTTTGAATATACACTGCTCATCTTCATTCAACGTAAATTCAACATATGGTGAACACCTCGCTTGTGCAAGTGTTATTTTATCATCAGCATCAACACCTGGTATATACGCAATCAATAACCTACCAGTATGGAATTGGCTAGCGACGATATCAAAGCGAAATTCTATGCTACCTCGCCAATACGCAAACATACTACTAATAACTGCAATAGGAGGCAATGCATAAGTTGTCAATTTATTAAAAGATTCCCAATGTTTATACTCAGTTCGATGGAGAATGGGCGCAGCAAGAAAAGTCTTAAGTATATCCTTAGAACTAGATGTCCAAGTTATAGTTTTAATCAATCCCCATACTCTCTTAATATAGTCAATTTGCATTTCATTAGTATTTATATTCCCCGGAAATCTTGTTTGAGCTAAAGGATCTAAACGCATAACATTTATCGGTTCCGAAACACCAGTCCCTGCACACCATGAACTTGTATTTCGCAATACTATCGGTTGAGGGGGTACAGGTTCAGGTGGATTATCACGATTGTGATCTGTATCTAAGATGTCTAACAAACGCAAAGATCCAATAGTTAACACATCCTTAACTACATCCATTTCAAATTGGGGTGTACTTATTGGAGAGAGAAAGGCCATAGGTGAAAATCCTTGAAATAATATACCCCGTGCATCATCAGCCAGACTATAATACACGGGTATACTCCAATCTCCCTTGAATGTTGGTGTGCCTTTTCCGACAAAGTCAAATGACAATAGCAATGAACCCAAAGTATAGAAACTTTGTGCATCTTTCATACTACCATTAACTCGCATAGGATTTTGAAGAAGAGTATAACAACCCGGACTATAGAAAGGAATTTCAATTTCAACAATAGAATTAGTCCCCAAATTTTGCACATATGTAGCTACAGTATGAAGTAAAAAATCATTACTTTTCTTTGCACTATTACAGGGTAAAATAACATCACCTGAATATCCTGCAGGAGGTTTGTGCTGTACTACAAAATTTACATCTGCAATCCGTGGACATATAAATTTAAATCTTAAACCTCCTCGGAAATACCGGAATCCACTCAAAACTATTGGTATATGACCATCGCGATGTATATTTGTAAAAGAATTTAAATTGTGGACCACATTATCAACCGGTATATTTAATTTTAAACCTTGAGCAAACAAGGGAATTTCACACAAAATTTTACCTATTCCTTCCACTGATTCTTTTACCGTGCCCTGAAACGTACCATAATATTGATAACGCCGGCATAATGTTTTTAAATCCCCAAAATTTTCACCATACAATTTCTCACCATATTTTGTAGAAGCTACTCCTCTAGTAGGTTGTAAAATTTGAGAGTCAGCGCGAACACGTTCTTCTAGTCCAGATTCAAAAGTTCCTATACTACCGGATTTTAAACCATTAAACTTTAAATTATCAAAAGACACAAATACAGTTATGTGGGCAGTATTTGATACCGTTGATGGAGTTCGCAAGGGATTTAAAACTCTTATACTTAACTGTCCCAACGTCAATGGCGGCTCCATACCATCGTGCTTCTTACACGTTAAATAAGTCTTCCGATAACACCATGGTATGGATAACGTAGCGTCGTTGCTCGACCCTGCGTTTAATAACACGTGGTGGTTCTGTGATGCACTCCAAATATTATCTCTATACATGAATTTATTATCCATATTGTGTTCATACCAAAACGTTGCCTGAATTTGACCAACTTGAAATTTATTCGAATTCAAATGAATTTTTACATGCATAGTCTCAAAATTTACATACTGATGCGTTCTAAAAATCATAGAGAGTGGAACATCACACGGCTCAGAATCCAGAGATTTTAAAATTTCGAGAGGTAGAATACCGAGCCAAAGATATGCATTTTGACCTTGATTATCCCACGTTATTTGCTTAATAGGAAGCCATCGTTGTGTCAATTGATTATATATACCATCATAATCTGTGGAGGACAAACTATTCCAAAGGCAAGCTAAACGATGGGGACCAGTTGTAACGGATGGTACTTGTGTTTCCGTAAGAACTGTATTTTGCGCTTTAATTGGAACTAGGGAATCGTCACCATGAGGTCCATTCTTCTCTTCACCTGATGATTCCCATTTCGCCAAATGTACAGGCTCACTCTTCAATGATGGTAACTTCACATATTTTTCTGATAGATATTGGCAATACACCCACTCCTTTGATGTAGGAATATATCTACACGTACGACAGCATAAAATATGTGATACCCGCAATAATCGTCGAATACGACGGATGTTCATCACTAATGCTGGATCCCGTACAATCACAAACTCCTCTTCCCTTTGAATAGGATACAATTTATCATACTCTTTAATAAATTCGAAGGGATCTTCTTGAGGCACTGTTAAGGGCTTGGGAGACTCTTCATAATCATGTTCACACCCACAGTAGCATTCCTGACAATAGGGATAGCCAATTTCTCCACAACATTGGCAATACATCTCATCTGTTTCCCCACATTCTTCAACTTCCAGAACACGATAACCTATAGGGTGTTGAATTTCACAAGTTTTCTTCTGGAACACTTTTTGAGGAGGACAACATGTATAGCACCTCTCTTCCAAGCATGAATAATACCGCGCTGATGCGATAGTGTTATGACGAGAGAGCTGACTCGCTGCATTTTGTAACGCGAGAGAAACTATAAGAACTTTGTCATGATTACGTTCTTGCACATATTTATGTAACACGCGATCAAGCATAATAACCCTCGCAGCCCATGCCCTAACATTTTTCCAATGTGAAAGCTGACTATCCACAATAATACGGCGTCCAATTTGTTTACACATCTTTAATTCAGGCATCAATAGAAGTTCGAAACGAGGTAAATATTTATTAACTTTGTGGACACAGGGGAATGGAGCAATCAATTGAATGGTTGTAACTGAGAAAGACATTTTAAAGGCGATATAACCCCTTACTAAACATAATTACCGGACATCCAGCCAACTACATGAAGTTGGTTCTTCCACATGACATGCTTGTCAAATGTGTTGCTGCCTCAGAAGGATACGGTCCTTCATCATCGGAATCTTACCAACACATAACTAGATGCCTCATCATAGCAACCGTTTAGTCCACGACGCAAGGTGCAGGGCAACGCATGAAATAATCACCTACTTTGCCAGAGCGATGATCAAACATACGACGTCAAATGAATTTAAGACAAGCTCAAAGAATTTAAAGAAAACAGTAAGGGAACAAGAACAGACACAACGGGAAGATATAATAGAAATCCACTCACTTACCTATTTGAAACATACTCCGCAGGGAATACCACATCCCATCTAAGATGTATTTTCAACCTAGGCAGGCTTCTTACTATCATATATTCAATGAATATTACGAGCTCGACCTACTATTCTCCTCATATTCTATAATCCAACTGGCGGAAAATTTATAATCATAAGGCTTGGCAGGCAGTGTACGTGCACATGCTCTAAATAGAGACTAACAGTACTTCCACTAACAAATGATTAAAGGTATCCAGTAAATACCTGAAAATAATCAAAAGAGGAAGAAAAGTTAAAAAGAGATTCTACAAGTTCTACTATAGTAGTAGTTGTTCAAATTGAAAGAGAATTTAAAACAAAAAAAAAAAACACAAGAGAATACATTCATTCTTCCACATTCACACAAATCTTTATAGTAAAGCTAATCCAAAACAACACATGAGATAAGACTGATGAGTATCTTACACATATAAACATCAGACCTAGTGACTCATGTATTGGTTCGAACTAGTGAAACCTATAATGATTAGTAAAGCTGTACGGCGTATAAAACGCCG